TGTGTTTACTAAGTTCAAAGACTTTGGCATATCGCAAGAATACTTTAACGGCTCATTCCGCATTGCTGGTATGGACTGGGGCTACAATGATATGGCTGTTATCTTGTGGGCTATGTTTGACAATATCACTGAAAAGCAAGAGCGCAGCTTTATTTACCGTGAAGCAGCAGACAATAAGAAGCCCCCAACATGGTGGGCAAAGAAGTTTGCAGAGATACAAGAGCGTGACCCTGTGGACGTTCTAGCTCTGCCACATGATGCATTCAGCCACTTGGGGGGTAATGACCCTATCGCTGATGTGTTTAAGAGAGAGCTAGAGAAACTACCAGTAGACAAGCGCCCACGTATCGTGAAGGCTGACAAACTAAACAAAGACATCAAACAGGCAGCCGTTAACGCTACACACGATATGTTGCAAGACTCTGAAGATGGTAAGCCTTTCTTGCAGATTCATCACAGCTGTAAATACTTGATTGAAACATTGCCTACTATTGTGTATGCAAAAGACACTGGCGGCGAGAAACTAGATGACAACAACGAAGACCACGCGCTAGATGCTATGTTTTATACGTTACAGACAGCAAGCCGCGTGAGGGGCAAGGTGCTAGGCAAGAGCCAACTATTACCAGCAGCCAAGAAAGGCTTTACTAAAGGTGACACCTACGCACAGCTTGGCATTGATATGGCAAAGGCTATTAAGTCACAAGGCCGTTCAAGGGACTGGCGCACATTGTAAAAAACTTGTTATTATAGGGGTAGATAAATAATTAGAGGCCCTATGTATAACAATTCAAACAATATAGAAAAACACGAGGGGGACCAAGAGCAAACGCCAGTCCTTTCTCTTGGTACACCAGATACACAGCTAATCCGTAACTTTAGGCGATGGGTAAATGACGCCAAAGGGTTCTGGGATAAGCGCAGCGGGTTTAACTTAAAAGAGAAGCGCCAAAAGAACGTTGAGTATTATTTAGGTAAGCAGGTTGATAAGTCACGCCTGTACGCACACCAAGTACCGTATATTGATAACCAGATTTATGTTGGTGCGCAAAGCATCCTAGCCTACGTATCAGGAAACACGCCAGCTGCTGATGTCATCCCCGAGAACGACGAAGTGCAAACTGTAGTGATGGCTGAAGACCTAGAGGCTATGGTGAACACTCACAGTGAGAAGCACCACCTATCAGAAAAAATCAAATCAGTATCATATGACCTGCTAAACAAATACATCGGTGTGCTTAAACTAGAGTATGACGAGAAGACAAAAGACGTTGTGCCTCGTGTTGTAGCACCAGAGAATATTATTGTAGACCATCTTGCCAAACTAGGTGAAGAGCCTCGTTTTATTGCAGAGGTGAAGAGTGATACCATCGCACAGCTCATGAAGAAGTTCCCAGGAAGCCGTGAACGTATCATGAAGTACTACGATTTTGAACGCATGACATCGAAGCGAGAGAATACCACAGTCTCATATTACGAGATTTGGTTTACTGATGACACACAACCAGCTGGCAAAGATGAGTGTGTTGCTTGGTTCTTTGGTGACGTGATGCTAGACAAGAGCCGTAACCCTAACTACCTTTACAAAGAAGAGGGGTTGAGTGTAAAGAACGCTATTGATTACCCGCACAAGCCTTACGTGTTCTTTAATTACCTGAACGATGGGCAACATCTCATTGACCACACCAGTCCAGTAGAGCAGGCTATCCCATTGCAAGACATCTTAAACAAGCGTGGTCGCCAGATTATTGAGAACGCAGACACAGCAAACAGTGTGCTCGTGTTTAAGGCGGGTGCTATTGACGCAGAAGACGCTTCTAACATTACTCGTGACCCTAACCAGTCGGTGCTGCTATCTGTAGACAATGACATGCCGGTAAACAGTGCATACGGTGAAATTACACCGCACCTCTTACCTAACTACGTGGTGAATGACTACCAGAATACCAAGAACGCTATTCATAATGTGCTAGGCACACCGTCACAGTTCCGCGGTGACGACAGCAAGCGTGATGTTGGCACACTAGGAGAAGCCAAAATGATTCAGGGGCAGGCTAGCGGCCGACAAGATGAGATTGTGCGCAGCCTTGAGACTGGGCTCGATAGGTATTTCAGGCTTCTAGTACAGATGATGAAGGTGTACTACAAAGACCCACATAAGGTAGCCACTCGTGATAATGATGGTAAATTTAAGTATATTGAGCTTTCTCGCTCTACTATGCCAGACATCGCAGAGATCAGTATCAGCAAGGGTTCGTTGATTCGTGTAGACCATGACCGCAAAGAGAATGTAAGCATGTCACTGGCTAAGATGGGCTTGATTGACCCATATAACTTATTCAAGGATTTGAGGCTAAAGGACGCAGCAGGCCGTTATGAGTCACTTGTCAAGTTTAAGGTTGACCCTACCAGCCTGGTAGAAGAAGTCAAGAGCGAAGTGCAAGACCGTGACGCTTACGTAGACTTTACCGTGATCATGGCAGGCGATAAGGCAGCACAACGCAAGAACATCGAGCCTAAATATATCCAGTCAATGCGTGAACTACTCGCTACTGACCAATTCCTATATGCACCAAAAGACCGCCAGCAAGCGCTGCTATCATTTATTGAGCAAGCTGTGATCGGCCTATACAACCGCACCAAGCTTGATGCAGCAGCAGAGAACGGCCAGCTTATCGACCCAAGTACTCCAGTAACTCCAGAGCCGCCAGAGCTAGACCAGCCGCCACAACCCCTAGGCGCGTCACAGATGATGCCACCACAAGCACCGCCGGTTCAAGACGCAGGGCCAGATATTCCAGACGCAGGAGCAGCACCAGGATCGGTAATGTCTAATATGAACTTGCCTCCAATCCAATAGTGTGCTAGTATAAAGATGTACCGGGTTCGGTGCATCTTACACCCCCTTGGCAGCCTATCACCTGGGCTGCCTTTCTATATAAAACAAAGGAGACAATATGCAAATGCAAAACTACGAACGACAAGCACTAAAGACCCTGGCCACAGACCACGGTATGCAAGACCTGACAGCTAAAGACATGGCACAGGTGCTAGGCCTAGTCGGCGAAGCTGGAGAAGTTGCAGAACTAGTAAAGAAACAGATTCGTGATAAAAACGGAGAAATCACGCCAGATTTCATGAACAGCCTCGAGAAGGAGCTGGGCGATGTGCTGTATTACGTTACTAGCCTTGGCCACTGTTTTGGGTTGCATCTGGACCAAATCGCAGAAACTAACATAAACAAGTTGACATTGAGGGCACAGCGTGGTACATTAAAAGGGAACGGAGATGACCGTTAGTACCTTATAAGAAACCCTCACGGGTTAGTGGTGAGACACTGGATCCGCAGCGTATCCGGTGAATCTGTAGCAGATCGAATTTTGTTTTTGATTTTGTCTAGTCTAGTAGTAGAATCTATACTTTGCTTTTTTATGTCACATTGCCACCCTTTCGTGATAAATCAGCATTAAAAACCGCTGCCGGGCCGCACTCTTGCGGCCCTTTTCTTTTTTTTATATAATATAGCTAATAATAAACATAAGGAGAGTGAGAAATTGAACACAGATTACTCTTTGTCTGAGGTGGCCAATTCAATAGCTGATGAGGTCGACACGCTAGATACTACGGCAGATGAGCCGGTAGACACAGCGCCAGAGGAGACAACAGGAGAAGGGGGATTGTATGGAGGAGATGACACAGAAGCTAATACAGAAAAGGCTACAGAGCGTGAGGACGTCAACGATAGCGCTACAAACGATACAGAGGCTGAAGAAAGCGCAAGCGATGAGGGTGAACAAGATGGCCAGCCTGTAGAAGAGCAGCAAGAGCCGGAGGCTAAAGAAGAGCAACGCACCTTTACCGAAGAAGAGCTAATGGCTGAGCTAGAGCGTCGAGGCCTGAAGGTGGCGGAGAAGAAGGACGAAGAACCAGAAAAAGAGCCAGAGCCCGCCTTTAACCGCCCTGATGAAGTGCCAGCTGATGTATGGGATGGCATGGGTGACATGCACAAGGAGATTTACTCAAACCTCCCGTACCTAGAAGTTCGCAGCAAAGACGGACAAACACTAAAAATCAAGACAGACGACCAACTGCCTAAAGGCTTTGAGTTCGAAAGCGAAGAGGCTAAAAACCGGTTCTACTCTAGTGAATTGCCGGCACAGGCTGTACGCGCTGAGAACATGGCACTACAATACCGCCAACGCGATGAGCAGGTACGTATCACTAAAGAAAACGCAGCAGCGCAAGAAGAATTCAACCGTGGCGTGAAAGCGTTACAAGAGCAAGGTATTTTGCCAGACATCCCACAAGGGCTATCAGGCCATGAGCTAGACCAACACCCAGGCGTAGTACTAGGTAACCGCATTATGGACCTACAGCGCCAGCACATGGAACGAGGTGAGTATCTAACGCTAGAAACAGCAGGGCAGCTATACAAGGCCCTACACCCTGAAGAGTTCACCACCCGCAAAGTAGAGGACCAGCCAACAGAGGCGGACCGCACACGTGTGGCCTCGCAGAGCAGCAACCGTGGAAGCGCCCCGGTATCATCAGAGCCAAAGAGCGGAAAGCCACGACTTAAGTACCGCCCAGGCATGTCATTAACAGAAATAGCAGATTATTATGCGGAGGATTTAGACTAAAACCATGATGGACGCAGAACAATTACTACAACAACAGCTAGCCAACGGCCTACGTGATGTATCCAATGCCAACTTATCAGTAGTTGAGTATATCGATGAGGCTATCCCTCGCGGCGGCGTTGTATCAATCACTAACCCATTTGAGCACCCTACTGGTTGGGTATTCTCTGAGCCTAGCGAGGCACGAGAACATGACGGCTCACGGTTCGTTTACCCAGGCAAGCAGCGCATGCGTGTGCTGAAGAAGGGCGAACGTGTTCGTGTTGGTCGCGCAGAGGCCTTAGTAGCTATCAATCGCCTGCTGCACGACATGATCCAAGAGGATGACCACTTGAGTGGTAATGACTTTAATATTGATAGTGTCAAAAAGCTATTTGAACGCGCAAAGGTATCAGAGTACGACATCAATACCGGAGAAGAGCGCCCATTAGTTGAGAGGCAAGAAGTGGAGCTAACTCCTAATGACATCATCCTAGCTGACAACACACCACAGCAAGTAACACCAAAACCAGCTGCTGACGACCTAGGTTTTGACGATGAGCCAACACCAGCGCCAAAGCGACGTGGACGACCGCCAAAAAGTGCGTAATCAACAGTAACAGACAAAATATGTGCTATCATTCTAATAAAGAAAGGTAGCACATTTTAAAACTAAAAGGTGCGTATGGATAATAATAAAATAGTCATGGACCCAAAACTATACCAAGAGATTGGCGAGTTGCGCGGCAAGTTTGAGAGTTTCGAAAAGGCAGCCATGCAGGACATGGCGGAGATTAAGCAAATTATAAAAACACAGAGCTATGTGACGTCACAGATATTTGATAAATACATAGAGGGGACAGACAAGCGGATCGGCGATGTTGAGGACACTATCCGTAGCATTAAGACCGTGTTAAAGATAAAAGAAAACACTATGACAGGGCGCGTGGCCACGTTCCTGGATAAAGCTATCGTACAAGCTATCGGTGGCGCTATTATGGTAGTAGTCACCGTTTCTATCTACCTTACTAGTCAAAGCCAGATATATGCCCTTAAATCACAACTGGAAGTGCTAAAGAACCAAGAAGCTAAAACTAACACTATCATACACAAGAGCAGCGCAGATGAAAAGTAAGTGGTTGATTATCCGCGAAGTCGTAGTAGCAGCTATGCTGACCTTGGGCGTGCTAGCGTTAGTGTTGATGGCGGCCCAATGGCCATATATCAACAACTACCTTGTTGGCACACTACTAAAATAACAACAAAAGGAGATCAATTTGGAAAAGCTAGAAAAAGCTATTTCATGGTTCAAGGCGCGCGAAGGTCGTGTGTCTTACTCTATGGAGCAACGAAACGGTCCAGATAGTTACGACTGTTCAAGCTCGGTATACCACGCCCTAAAAGAAGCTGGCGTTTTCCCGCAGTCTTATTGGATTGGAAACACTGACACACTATTTGGCCACCTAGAGAAAAACGGCTGGGTGCAAGTGCCTGTAGATGCTAACGGCAACGCTGATACCCGCCGTGGTGATATTTTCATTTGGGGGCAACGAGGTAATAGTGGCGGAGCTGCTGGGCATACTGGTATTTTTGTGAACAACTCACAAATTATTAACTGTCGCTGGCAGGCTGGCATTGTGACTGATGACCACGACTGGCTATGGAACGCTACTGGACGCCCTGAGTACACTTTTTACCGCTATAACGGCAAGAACGAAGCAGGCGGCATCAGCACTGAGGACCACGTGGCATTTCCTGAAATTTACCAGGCGGGTGACGTACAGGTTTACGAAGACATCTTACAGATACGCGAGAACAGTCTCACTGATGACTTCCATTGGGAAGACAACGGTATTCCAGAGAGCGGCGTTACTAAGGTGGACGCTGACGGCTACTATGCAGAGGGCCGTGTTGGTGTAGGTGACAGGTTCCGCCTAGTTGGCCCATATAAGGTGCTAGACACCACCAACGTAGGCAACACCCCTTACATCCAGGTTGACATTTCAGGATACGGCATTTGGGTATTGGCACGCAAACTTGTTAAAATCCCAGTAGGCTCAAAGGGAACGCCAGCGCCAGAGCTACGCCCACAAGTAGACATTAAGCCTGTAGCCCCAGAGGTTGTGCCTGGTCCAACAAAGCCAGAGGTAAAGGTAGACGAAGAAGGGCAGGTAGAGCCTGTGCCACTAGCTCCACAGCCACGAGAAGACCAGCTAATCAAGGTGAAGCAGCAGGTTGATGACCTAGAAAAGCAGGTAGGCCTAATCACGAAGCTACTCCAAGGTATTGCAGCACTATTCGCGGGCTTGTTTGGCAAGAAATAACAGTATATAATATAGAGGTATGAAAATGACACCTATCACTAAAAAGCAATTCATTAAAATCTTAACAGTTGCGCTTTATGCTGGTGCATCGGCTATCGTGGCATCGCTAATCGCATTTCTAAACAAAAACCCAGAGGCTATTGGTGCTTACACCGCTATTGTTAACGTAATTCTTGTAACGATTGCTAAGCTTCTAGAAGACGGCAGCAAGAAAGAAGCTGACGAGCAATAATGAGCATTAGGTGGGAGGCTGAAGCTAAAGATGGCAGCGTTATAACGTCTGATGACGGTATAGCTGCTTTGCATAGTGTAAAGCCTTCCCCTAACACTGGTAAACGGTATTTTAAGCGCATCACCGTTAAAGATGGTGCGCTGACTTATGCCGTTACGTTTGAACAAGATGGTGATGCTTACATTAGCGCGCCACGCGACACGTACTACATAACAGAATATAAAATGCACCCTGGCCAATTGGTATTTTCTGAAGAAGGCGGGGTGTATTACCTTGGCTACGCTGGCATTGATATGATGGGTAAACCAGCAGGTAAGCGCATTGCTATACTGCCAGGGCACGGGTATGTCCCGGCGGAGGATTTCACCAACCTAGATGCTATAATTTAACTATATTAACTATATAGGGAAAAAATATGGCTTCTAGCATTGAAATTTACGAAGATAACGGGGCCCCAACCGGCAACCCGAAGAAAGGCACAACGCGCAACCGTATCACTTCAGTTTGGTACCAAAGTGTAGATAGCCACAACCGAGACAACGCAGCACGTATTACAGTAGGTAACAATAGCTTTACTAAGTACATCAGCTACAAGTTCACTGGCTCGTTCAACGAAATCAGCAACGTTAAAATCACCCGTGGTAGCGGCGCTATGCCATCAGGCACTAGTCTAAAGCTAAAGACAAGTAACGCATATGAGCAGCCTACAGCGTCAACCATGTCAGGCGGCACAGACTTTACGAGTAGTGGGCAAACCTCTGTTAATCTATCTACACAATCTCCAGAGTCAAATAGCAAGACGAATACGCTATCAACTACCGGCTACACCGAATTTATCGTTAGCCAGGTACAGACAACTACGAGCGCATCACAGGGGATTACCGAAAACGTAGTACTTCGCCTTACTTGGGACGAGAGCTAAAAACTAACACACGAAAGGGAGCAATACAATGCTAAAAACAAAGTGGGTTGCACAATTCAAAGACGGCACAAAGCTAGAGCAACCAGAGAACGACAGGTACAGTAAACACAAGGCAGGCGCTAGCCATAACCCTAGCGCCTTTCGTGATGTCCTAGACAAGAACAAACAAAGCCCTCTTGTGCTATTTAAGGTATATAAGGGGAATAAACCTATCTTAGTAGTAGATATGGTCGGCCAGACTATAAACGGTACAAAAGTAAAAGAGCGTGTGTTGTGGGCAAAGATTATCTATTATCGCACATATAGTGCTGAAATAGTGGGGGGTTCCCCCACGGCCCCACGGATTGCGTCGGTTTCTGCCGGCTTTGAGGGGTTTATTAACGGTAAAAAAGTAAAGTACATTAAGACGGAGAAATTATAATGGCGTCAACAGGTAAAGACTTGGCGAACAGCAGGCTAGCAACACCTGTTGATTCTACCCGTACATCAATAAAAATCACTAGCGGTGAAGTGTCTATGTTCCCGCTTGGGGCAGACTTTGGCGAAGAGTTTTTTGTCACGGTGACGCCGTACGGTAAACTGCCTAATCAAAATAACAGCGAGATTATGCGCGTTACCAGCGTAAATAACGGTTCTAGCATCTTGACCGTAGAGCGAGGGGCAAAAGGAACTACCGCAAAGGAGTTTTTAGAGGGTGACATTGTAAGCAATGGCATCTATCGTGATGAGCTTGGCGGCTCTGGTGGCGGAGGAGGCAAGAAGGGCATCGTATATAACTCGGCCTCTAATAAGTTGACTTTAACCGATTCAGAGAACGGCGGGGCGTCATTACCCAACATCGTTACTGGGGTTCAAAACGGCGTTACAGCGTGGAATGCTACATACACCAACCAAGCAGGCGCACAGGTTGGCTTTAAGGTCGCACCTGCTGAACTACGTATTAGCGGCAACCAACTAACACTAGAAGGCAGTAACACAGTTAACTTGCCTTCTGGAGGAGGTGGAGGTGGCGGCACCCCACAGACCCTGTCGCTCAGCGGTAAAAAGCTAGCTATATCTCAGGGTAATGAGGTTGATTTGTCGGCTATAGACGAAAAGCAAACATTAAGCCTTAGTGGCAACATGCTTTCTATATCTGGTGGTAACTCAGTGGAACTACCTGTTAGTGGGGGTGGCGGTGGTGGTGAAGTACCGCCTGCGAATGGACCGGGGACTATATACGCCTCTGGCTCGCCAACTGGCACAAACTCTGCCCCCGAAAAGGTAAAAGCGGCAAAAAACGGGTCGAGGTTCGTTAGCTCGGACGGCGGAGGTGTTGGAGCCTGGGTATGGATGAAGTCAAACGGCAAGTGGCAGATTGTGGATGGTGATACTGGTCTATTAGAACTAAATTCATTTGATGCTACAATTTTGCAAAATGGTATAGTCAAGATGCGCCGTATTAATGACATTGTGTATGCTTTCGTTGGTAACAACTCACTAGAATTTAGCATGTCTGGGAAAGCTAGAAATCGCCACCTAGTATTTCAGCCAGGAGCGGGATGGAAGCCAGCAAGCCCAGCATCTGTGCCATGGTTCGACAGAAACTTTAAACAGGTCGGTACATTCTCTGTATTCGCTGGGTTCTTGGCGCTAA